GTCCATACGAGGACTTTACTCCACCATTGTGGAAATCGTGCACGATTGTGCTATACAGAGTTTCTGTAAGTTGAGTCATTATCTGACTCCTTTCTTTAGTAAGAGTTTCTTACTTTCTTTATACTATAATCCTAGCAGGGGGGACTGACATTTAGGGGGGTTACTCGCTAGTATCTGCAAACTATTTTTGTGAGTTACACCACACTCACGCTCACGGGCACAGGATTATGGGCGCAGTATCGGGCAAAACGGACATTTATAAATGTGTGTATCATACGTGATCGAATAATTCCAACAAAAGTTGATATTTAAAAATGTTAATAAGTATGATACAATAATTCAATGGCGAACATTGGAAAAGGCAAGTTCTATATGGTGAATAATGCGACGCATAAAAAGTGTCCTATTTGCGGAGAGCTAAAAGAAAGATCAGAGTACTGGAAGTGGAAGTCTCGACAGGACGGATTAACTGCATACTGTAAAGATTGCTTTAATAAAAAGAATAAAAAATGGATGGAAGAAAATCCAGACAAGCTACCTACCTTGGAAGAAAAAAGAGCGTATAACAGAAAGAAAAATTTTGGAATATCAGAAGAGCAGTACGAACAAATGCTAGTTGATCAGAATAATCAGTGTGCTGTATGCAAAAAAGAAATTGGCTGGGAAGCAGCTGTAGATCATTGTCATACTACAGATAAAATTCGTGGGCTACTTTGTAGAAAATGTAATCTTGGTTTGGGCGGATTCAAAGATAATATTGAAACAATTAGAAGGGCTATCTCCTATGTTAAAAACATGTAAGGTGTGCGGAGTAGAAAAAAATATTTCTGATTTCTATGCTGGTAGAAAAGATTGCAAGGATTGTAAAAATGCTGCAGCTAAGCAATGGAGAAAAGATCATCCAGAAAATGTTGAAAGACATTTGGTGAGAATGCGAGAGCGTACCAAAGAACGTAGATATGGAATTACTCAAGAGCAATTTGATCAAATGCTTGTAGATCAAAATAATAAATGCAAGATCTGTGGAAATGGATTTAAAAGCTCTAAGGATACGCATATAGACCACTGCCATAGTACAAATAAGGTTAGAGGCTTACTTTGCAATGGATGCAATATGGCTCTGGGTCAATTTATGGACAATTTGGACATTATGAAAAATGCTATAAAATATCTTCAGAACTGTTGACTTACGAAAATTCTAAATGCTATACTGTAAACCTTGGACAGTTTTCGGAGATAATATCAAGGGGTTAAACTCCAAGTGCGATGATGACGGAAGTTGTAATTCTACAATTACTTTCAGATAATAGCAACAGCTCTAACCGATGAATGGCGGATTTATACTCCGATCATTTCGGGGTTCTCATTTAGATTTATCTAAAAGGGGTATAGGGGTTGTATGCTTAAATTCTGGAAGTTATCATTAAAAGATAAAAGCTATAAATCTAAAAAAATATTTTATTAACATTTAGTATAATCTAATATAGCAGTCAACTAGGATTTAAAGGTGGTATAATAGATACATGATTACTTATACAGATACAAATATGGACCCATGCGGTGAATGCGGAATGCAAAAATGGGGAATCAAACTAGATGAACAAGAACTTACTGTTGCATACTGCACTGTTTGCTCTGGTGATTATGCAAACACCAAAGAAGCAAGAGATGCTGCAGCTGCTTTAAATAATCCTGAAGCATAATAAAAAACTTGTAATATAATTAAGGTATGTCTCCAGAAAAGATATCCATTAAGAAACAAAAAGAACATCTGGCGCAATATTTAAAAGATTTAAAAGAAAAAAATCCATGTATGGATTGTAAGATATCTTATCCATACTACATGATGGACTTTGATCATGTTCGTGGACGCAAGCAAGCAAACGTGGCTGAATTAATCAATACGTTATCTAAGAAACGATTAGATGAAGAAATAGCCAAATGTGAGATAGTTTGTTCAAACTGTCACAGAGTAAGAACTCATATGAGAAAAAACGGGAAGAAGATAGCATGAAGTTTTGTACATATTGCGATAAGCTATCATATACTTCTAAATTAACATTAGATGGTAAAATGATTTATTATTGTTTAGATCATGCTAATAATATTACAGTTGACTAGGATATATATGAAGAAATTATTTGCTTTAATTACAATAACTGCGACAGCAGTCTTCTCAGGTGTATATCTAGCTAAATTTTTAAAATGGGCGGGACAAGAAGATATCTTTGATTTTGACCTTAATGAAGATATAGACAATGAACAGTTCTAACTCTCTTCTTGGGTCTATACTAAATATAGTTTATCTTGGCGTATATTATCTATTTGTTCCAGCAATCTCTCTGGTTATATTATCTTCTATTAGTCTATATATCAAAAGCTTCAAATCCTAATTCTCCCGCCCTTTTAAGCCCTCCTCGCACCTGTAGGTGCAATAGAGGCTAAAAGTGGCTTATATGCCCTGTAGGGCTATTTTCAGACATATTCTACAAGTGATGCATCTTACTATATGGGGTTCTATTTTCGGCGCACTTTTTCGCACTTTTTGCACTATGCAGATCTAATTAAATTTGATACACTGTAACTATGAGTAATATTGAATTTGTTTCTGTAATTAAAGGTTTAGAAGAAATAGAAGAATGTCTTCCAAGACCAGCTAAACATTTTATGCCCAAGTGGTTTAAAGATGTTCCAAGAACTCTTACTCCAGAACAACAATATGTACCAGGTGCTGTAAATGCATTAGGAGTTTCAACAGTAAAAACATGCCCATCGTTTCCAGATTATTTTTCCCTTGGCTATATTTTACCGATGTGGTGCGATTCAAAGATTAGCTATGATCAACAAACTAGCAACTTTAGCTGGAGCACTTCTTCTGATATATTTCACTGGGATGTTCATGCAAATAGTCAATTTTTAGATTGGAGCAACGCAAAATTTATTGGTGCAGCTACTCAATTTATTTTTAAACCAGAATGCCCATGGAGAATTATAACTCCCAAAGGCTGGTCTGTTCTACAATTGCCTTTATTCTATCATTTTGAACAAAATTGGTCAGTGATGCCAGGGGTTATAGATACTGACATAATTAATAAATTTGATCAGCCAGTACTATATCATGGAGATGGCAAAGAAGTAAATATAAATCGTGGAGATCCTTTTTCCCTCTACATCCCATACGAACGTAAATCCAAGCTAGATCTTGAAATAAGATATCAAAACAAAAAAGATGAAAAGCTTTTTAATAAACAAGAAATGGATTTAGCTGGAAAATTTGTTCCTAATGGTTTATATAGAAAATGGCAAAGAGAAAGAGATAAAGGTCTTTAAAAGAAAAAATCCCAATCAGAGGCGGATCCGATTGGGCTTTTCTAGTGTATTGCTACACATTATATAGGGAAGCATTACTGCCGTCACCTACACATATTTATTGTAGAATATGTTTTATTCTAAGTCAACTACTTTTTTGATAATTTCTTCAGCTGGCGGGTAAGCCACAATATATCCATATGGATCTTGATTTGTTTCAGGGTTGTTTCCAAGATATTCAAGATACTCTGGCAGATTGGTAATTTCGGCCAAAAGAACCATTAAATCTACACAGCGTTTATGTGCAGGCATATGAGAGGTATGACATTTATATTTATCATCAACATTAGGACATACTTTAAGAATTTCCATAAGTCTAAAAACAACTTTATGTGCAAAATCCATTTGTTCTTGACTATAAGCCATCAACATCATCCTTTATCTCAATTGGGGTATATGCAGGTTCAGGACCAAGCAAGAATCCTTTTTCATGATAGCCAATCATCTTTGATACTTCTTCCCCGCCAACAATTTTGTCAGCAATTAAGGTAAGAAGATCATAAATTCTATGTAGCATAATATATGTAACCATAGGAATATTTTCTTCAATGGTTCCCGCATCTTTAATTACAGCACCATCAGGCAATTGTGATTTATCCATCTAATTTATTCCTCCATCAGTATTTGGGAAGATTACAGGAGTCTTCCACTCGTATGTATTAAATCCAGAAGATTCATATTGTAGCTCTTCTGCCGCCGACGCACTTTCTGTTGTAATTTGTAGTCCTTGACCACAATTGCAATTACCACATTCACATTTTGACATTGTTAACTCCGTTCATTATTTTTTGATATACCTCTAAACCTATATTGTTTTTGTATTCACAAGATAGGCAATATAAATAAATATTGTCTTCTAAATCTAAATTAGATTGAAGAGAGCCCTGATCCATTGGACATTCAAGTCTTGGAACAAGGCCCTCTTTTGATAAGGCTATGTACTTAGATACGTATTGTATCTGCATTACTTCCTACTTCTTTGCATCAGTTGGGAATTGCAAAAGCCATTCCTTGGCCTTCGGGGTCATACCCTTCCAGCTTGACCAATCTGAGCCGCCATCAGTCATGTAGTACGTTATCTCTGCGTTAGTTACTGGGTCGAATAACTCTTTGTTACTCTTTAGGTCAAATTTCTCTAGTCTTTTTGGACCGAGATCTCCGATCATATTAATCTGGAATATTCCATAGGAACTATCTCCAGTTTTCTTATCCCCGTTATATGCAAGCGGTCTTCCGTTAGATTCACGCTTTGCTATTGACCAAGCTTTCTTAAGGCCTGCTCCTTCGAATCCTACAGTCTTAAGTAGTAATACTAACTCTTGATCTGTAAGCATCTCAGATGAACTGTAAATTTCATTACTGAACTTATCTAAGACTTCTTGCTTTAGTTGGGCTTCAGTTTTCACTAAAGGTTGTACTGTTAAGGCATTCGCTGGCTGTACAGGAAACAAAAATAATGTTATCATTACTATTGTAACCACATTGTGAGCCAAATCGCTTACCTGTTGTTTTATTTTCTCCATTGGCATTTCCTCCTCTAGAGATAACGAACTACAATCATAACATTGATAGGATAAGCCTGTCAAGCCAGTCAACTAGAAAGAAAACATGAATATATCTTATTATACTATTCAAGCGGGGCTAAATCCTGCTGTTGGCTTTGGCTATGCGGGAAAAAATATTGTTAAATCATTAAATAATCTAGGACATGCAGTGTCTTTTGCTAATCCTAAATCTACTATTCAATTAAACTTTACTCAGCCACATCATTACAAGTTGCATAGAAATCAATATCAAATTGGATATACCCCTTGGGAATCAACATCCATGCGTCCTGATTGGATTGAAAGATTTAATGCCTGTGATGAAGTTTGGGCGACATCTGATTGGTGTGCACAAGTATTTAAAGACAATGGAATTACTAAACCAATATATGTTTATCCACATGGGATAGAAAATATTTGGAAACCAAAGCGCAGAGTTATTAAAGAAGGACAACCGTTAAAATTTTTGCACATTGGAGAACCTTCTTCAAGAAAAGATGGACAACTAGCAGTAGATACTTTTATTAAACTATTTGGCGGGAATCCAGACTATCACTTAACAATTAAAGCGCATAAGTTTAATACCATTAGAGTATATGATCAATATAATAATTTTATGAGTCCAGAAACAGCATACAACAACATAACTTTAATTACAGATGAGTTGTCGGAAGCAGATCTTGTTTCTTTGTATCATAGTCATCATGTTTTGTTATATCCTACATGGGGAGAAGGTTTTGGGTTCATACCGCTTCAAGGTTTAGCAACAGGCATGCCAGTTATATCAACATATGATTGGTCTCATTATGTGAACTACATGGGACCACTTAAATTAAAATCTAAACTTACAGATGAGACTTTGCCTAAATCTGTTGGAGACGAATACATTGGAAAAATGTTTAAACCAGATGCAAAACATTTAGAAGAATTAATGCGTGAAGTAGCTATTGATTATAAAGGTTACTCTGGTTATTATTTTGCTCAGTCAACTAAAATACATGAAGATTATAATTGGGATCAGTTGACCAAGAAAGCTTTTGAACATTTAGTAGAAAAATTTTCTTAGGCCTTTCCCTTTTAATAGTTCTTTGGTAGAATAGGATCTTCACACTAAATTTAAATTAACCGCCAGGCGGAGAAACAGGTATTATAAAATGTCTAGAACTATTGCAAACCCGTACGAAAATTTCATTGCGTTATCCAGATATGCAAGATGGATATCAGAAGATAATCGCCGTGAGACATGGGGTGAGACAGTAGATAGATATTTTGGCTTTATGTTAAATCACCTAAAAGAAAATTATAATTATATTCCAGATGAAAAGCTTGTTGCGGAATTAAAAAATGGTGTATTTGAACGAAATGTTATGCCTTCTATGCGATCTGTTATGACTTCAGGAGTAGCATTAGAAAGAGATAATGTTGCAGGGTATAACTGTGCATTTGTTCCAGTTGATTCCCCACGTACATTTGATGAAACAATGTATATTCTTATGTGCGGAACAGGAGTAGGTTTTTCTGTTGAGTATAAGTATATTAATAAGCTTCCTGCCGTTCCAGAATCATTTGAAAAGTCTACTACAGTCATTACAGTAGAAGATTCAAAGCAAGGTTGGGCAAAAGCATACCGTGAACTACTAGCACTACTTTGGTCTGGTCAGATTCCAGCAATTGATGTATCTAAGGTCCGTCCAGCAGGTGCAAGACTTAAAACAATGGGTGGAAGATCATCAGGTCCACAACCACTTATTAATTTATTTGATTTTACGATTGCAAAGTTTAAAAGCGCTACAGGAAGAAACCTTAAACCAATTGAATGCCACGACATTATGTGCAAGATTGGTGAAGTAGTTGTTGTAGGAGGAGTTCGTCGCTCAGCAATGATTTCTCTTTCTAACATTAACGATATTGAGATGGCACAGGCTAAGTCGGGCAACTGGTGGGAAGCAAATACACAACGTGCTTTATCTAACAACTCTGTTGCGTACTCACGCAAGCCAGATATGGAGCAATTTATTGCAGAATGGAAATCTCTATATGATTCAAAGTCAGGAGAACGAGGTATATACAATGTGGCCGCAGCTCAAGCCCAAGCAGCCAAGTATGGAAGAAGAGATCCA